AATAATCAGTAGCTTGTTCTGCAATCTTAATATCTTCTTCTGATACTGGTTCTACTTTGACTACATTGTCACTAGATGTAAATATTCTAAGTAATGGTGGTAATATAGATTCAATAGTATCTGCTACATCTGTAGAAACTACTTGTGATCTACCTTCTACTTCATTACCAAATGCTTCACCAAAATAATATTCATTAGCTTTGCGTCTTGATTCTGTTAACTCTGAAGAATAGAAACCATAACTATTTTTAATATGGTCGCCTACTATTCCAGATATTTCATAATCATCTAGTGGTCTTTTTGTCATATTTTTCCTTAAACAATATATCTTGTATCTACAAACATAGGTTGTGTCCAATCAGTTCTTGTTGGTCCATCAACAGAACATCCATATCTAAAAGCATCAGCTCCATGTGATGTCCAATCATGTAGTGGTTTATTTTTAAATGTTTGCATTCTGTCATCAAATTGTTTTCGATATTGACGCAAACAATCAATACCATATTTACATTTATTTTTATCAAACCAGCATCTATCTAAAGTATTTCTAACAGCTTCTATGCCATGATCTACGCCAAGTTTAGGACATACTTCAAAATCAATTCCAAGTTCATATCCTACTTCTAATCTAGATTTACCAGTTCCAAGTTCTCTTGTTGTTATATCATGTGGTGCAACATGGCGACCATAGTTATAACCTTTATCTGATAAAACATTTACATAATGTGCAAGTGATTCACCAGATGTTTCATAATAATCAATTAAGTGTATTTCGTTGCCAGTTCTTTGTGCAAACCAAATACTAGTTGAATCTCCTATACCAAGATCCCACCAAGTTTCAACATCAATATCAGGATCATAATCCACAGTACATATACGATTATCTTGTTCTGCCTGTTGGATCTGTTTTCCATAATAAGCCCCAGATACGGCAGCTTGAAAAGAACATTCAAACTCTTGTTCATACTGGTCTTGTGGCATTGTGATACGAGCTTCTTCCAATTCTTCAGATGGAATAACTTCTGTTTCACTAGCTCTATATAATTTTGCATACCAATCTTCTCCTCTGCGTTTTGCTAAATCATAAACATCCCAGAACTGATTATGTCCCATGGGTGTTCCAATAAATATAACATACCCTATTTTATCAGAAATAGCAGGTCTGACTACTTCAGTCCATACTCTTGGTGACATAAGGGCATATTCATCCAATACTACTCCATCAAAGCCTAATCCACGAAGTGCATCTGGATTATCTGCTCCAAAGATTTGAATCCTAGATCCATTCCATAGATCAACTTTTAGTTCTGTTTCATGTCGTCTGCCACCAAGTTTCATTAAAGGGTCTGTATATTCTTTTAAATAGTCGTAAGCGACTGCCTTACCCTGGCGATAAGTTGGTGCTATATACGCCAATCTCGCATCTTGTTTTTCACAAGCTGTCATAATTAAATGGTTAACAGCAAGTACTGTTTTACCAAATCGTCTATGACAGACTAAAACATTGAACCTTCTTAATTCATTATGAATTGTTTCTTGTAAAGGTCTAGGTTCATATGGAATAATAATATCCATTAATTCTTTTTCTTACGCCATCCTATCTGTACTGTTAGAGGCTTTTCTTCATCACCTGATATAGTTTTATTAACAGATGATAACTTTGAGTGTACATATGGTGCTGATTCTTTTGCTGCCCACATCTTTTTTTCTACAGATACTTGTGGGTTATTCAATAAATTCAACATATATTTTAGTGGCGTTGTTTGTCCTTTGCCTAATTCTGCCGCCAGGCGTTCTGCTTTTGTTCCAGCTTTAATACCTTTTGGTCTACCAGCACCTTTTCTTTTACCACCATGAGCCATTATATCAATCCCATCATTTGTGCCATAAGCATTTTATTTAATTGTTTTGGTCCAATACCAGCAGGTTTACCAAGTAATCCTGTATTCATAGTCATATTAACTGGCGGTGCTACATTTCTTTGAGGCATACCCATTGGATCTACACCTGGTCTAAACATTGGTTGTAAAGCATCAGGTCTCATTTTTGGTCCAGTTGGTATGTTTGGCATCTTAGGCATATTATCACCTGGATAGAAAGGTGTAGCTACTTGTTTCTGCTCCATAACTCTGACTCTTTCTTTCATGATGAACTCTTTAGGAAACTCACCTTCAGCATCCTTCATAATCTTTTGAGCATCTTTACCTACTATATCACCCTTAAATACCCTGATCATATCTTGATACAGCTTTTGTTCTCCTTCATCTCCAAAGTATAGAGGTGGTTTTTCTTCTGTATCTGATACATCAAATGCCATATTAATATTTTTTTCATTAGCTTTTAGTCCATCAAATTGTGAACCAGGTGCAACTATCATTCCATTTCTAAAGAATGCATTGGGTACACCATCACTTGTTAAAAACTTGAGGGGTGAATCTGTATCTTTGTATGTTTTACTAACCATAATATCTCCTTAACATTTCCATCTGCGTCTTGCCTGTCTCAATCTTGAGTTAGGATCTCTTGCTGCTTTTGGAAACTTTTTCATTTGTCCTGCACTTCTAGCACAGAATGATTTTCTTCTTTTGGCATCTTTACTGCCTTTTTTTACTTTGCCTGTTACAGCTGTTTTTAATTTACTGCCTGGATTAGCTCGTCTATATGCAGCTACTCCTGCCTTAGTCATACCAGCTCCAGACTTTGTAGGTCTAAAGTTCTTTTTATTTCTAGGAGGCATCTTATCTCGTTTTCTTGGCATTCTTCCTCCTCTTACCTGATGCTGTTACAGACCAGTTAACTCTTTTTGGTCCAGTTTTTTTGGCTGCTTCTTTCTTTGTAATTCGTTTTGCTACCTTTTTGGGTCTACAAGCAGGGTAAGGTCTTCCTTTATCCTTGCTGCCGCTACGACCACACTTCTTTCCTGTCTTGACATCACGCCAATCTTCTTTGAACCACTTGCGTAGTCCACCTTTGTAAGCCACTAGTACTTTCCGCCACGCTTTTTGTAAGTTTTTACAAGCCAAGCATTAGCATATGCACTAGGATACACCTTAAACTTCTTTTTAGCCTCTGCTTTTACCCTTGAATAAAGTGCAGGGTTCTTAGGTTTAGGCGATCCGCCAGATCTTTTTGTATTTTTAGCCATTATACCATGAATTTTTTGTTGTTTCGTTCTTGCATTTTAGAAAGATCAATTCCTTGACCTTTCATCATACGCTTGTATTCTTGTAAAGCTCTTAAAAAATCTTCAAAGTTACTAAAATCAGCTGGATTTGGTTTTGGAAATTCTTTTTCTAATTTTCTTGTATTCATTATTTCATACCTTTAGTTTTTTTCTTCTTTTTTTTAGACTTCAAGATCTTAGTCTGTAAGAATTTAGGTAATGTTTTTTGTTTTTTGCTTAACATTACTTCATACCCTTAACTTTTTTGTTATTCTTCTTAGTTTTTTTCTTAGATCTTTTCTTCATGTTCTTCATTTTTCTCATAATATAATCTCCTGTATGATTGTCGTTTGAGTACTGTGTCAGCATAGTATTCCTGACTCCAGTTATTATAGTATCCGATTTTAGCTAGAGCTGCCGAGGCATCTTCTAGTTCTTTGAATGGCTGGATAAGTACCATAAAGAATTCATTCTCTGGTTGCCAGTCCCCTTCCATGAAGTCTTCTGCCTCATCTTCAGGGTATGAGGGCATTAGATAGGTGTTTAAAGGCACATAAACGTGATTTAAAGCGTGTATATAGTCATGTAGGGTATCTGGGGTCATCTCCATGTCAGAACACGCCAGAATAATCAATTTTAAGCGATTCTCATGCAAACCCCCTGCCTCGGTAATTACCTCTTTGAGAAAGTTCTCTGCCTTCTCAACCTCTACAATCTTTATTTCATTGTTGAGTCTGGCTTGTTTGGCGTATGGGCATATAGGAAACTTGCCATCCTTTTTCTCTATATGATCAATAGACCAAGATAATATATCTTCTGTGATTGTTCTCATGTCTTAGTGTGGGGGATACAGAAAGGATCTAACAAACCCCCCACCTGGCGAGTATGTTATAGTATTCGACTCAATGTCAACACTTTCTTTACATCAGTCCGTTTATATATATCGTACTACTGCATATTATTACGCATGGTGTCAATCAAAACCCCCCTATACAGCACTACCATCCGTCTTGATTTAGGTTACTGGCCCCATTATACAATCTCTGTCCCCATCTGTGTCCACTCTGCGTCAGCGACACCAGATCTACCCCTCGACTACTTGTGTTCTTATACCTATGCGTTACAGACACCATGAGATATCCAATCAATCATTCAATGGTTTCATGGCAACTTTCTCTACTCAAGCAGAATGACAAGAAGAATGACAAGGTGCGATGACAACCTCTCGGATCGTTCAGTCTCACTATGACATCAGCATTGTCTATCTTTATGATTTCATTACGCCTCCTTTCGTACTTGTCGTTGTAGGCTAAAATTATCCTCAGCGGGGTGAAGGACAATTTTATCCTTCACAAACGACAACGAAAGGAAACGAAATGAAACCTCTAAAGATAACGACAATCGCCGACATCCAAGCTACGACAGCGAACTTCCTCGAGGCTGCAAAAGCACTTGAAGATTTACTAGCTAAAGTACAGCAAGATGAGAAAGTCGTGAAACCGAATGATAGCAATTGGGTATATCTTATGAACAACATAACAGTTGGTCTATACCAAAGACTATATGAAAGAACTGATTGGCATCTTGAACAACGCAATAAGTTTAAGAACCAAGCAGAGAAGATCGTGTCAGAATCTGGTAGCTCTAGCTTCCCAGCAGAGATGGCACAGAAGAACAGAGTATTACATCAAGGCTATCATGAGATGTACAAATTGCTTGAGGAGTTCATCAAGGAACATGGGTACTACAAATCATGGGACGATATCCCATCAGATAAAGATGTATCTAAAGTTCAGCCAGAACATATCAAGCAATATAACGAAACACTAGGTTTATAATCTAGTAATAAGTTAGGTAGCCACTTCGGTGGTTACCTGGCTGAAACCATGAGGATAATAATATGCAAAAGATAACAGTATGGAAACTAAATGGGCGTGAGCCGATAGTGCGGAGTTATTCTTCAGGGCAGTTTAAAGAATATACTGTTCGTATAAGATGGTCTGATAAGTTAGGTTTAACATATCATAAGAGTTATACTGATTATGATGAGGCACAACATGTCCGACTGGCGACAGTCAATAATGGTAAAATAAAAATCGAAGAATGGGAAACTGTATTCTATCCAAGTAAGAGATGGACAGAAACCTATGCTGATTAGAAAGGAATAATTATGGACTACGAACAAATGGATCCATGTGGTGATGCAAAATTTAACTGTGATGGATATGGACAGCAGTTATGGACATATGGTGATTACGAAATATGGATGTTTGATGATAGTTATATCATTGAAAAATCTAATGAATTATTTACTAAGTTTGATTGCGTGTATGATGTAGATACAACAAATTTAGTAATGTTTATATGTGAGGTATTACTATGAATATAATTGCAAAGACAACAAGAGGATATATTGAAAACATACATTTCATGAGAGTTATTAGTATGATAATGTTATGGATAATATGTGTTGTACTATTGATAAATATTTATGTACAATATGAGATGAATGAATCTAATTGGTGTGAGGCAGAGGTAGATATACTTCGCAAACAGATTAGTGAGATTCATACACAGGTTGTAAAAGATTAACAACAACAGAAAGGATAGATCTATGAAAGCTATAGTTGTTATAATTGCAATGCTATTGGGAACAGTAGCTATTGCAGACGATTCATATGCACCTTCTCAGAATGACAGAATTGTTCTGTATAAGGTGACATCTGAAAACGAGAATGCACCAATGTACTCTGGATATTTCAGAGATTCAGAAGGTGTTGTTCATCGAGTAGCAGTATGGTCTGGTCGAAGTGACAATTACCTAGAAGGTCCAGTCACTTTACTAGAAGATACTCAATAACCTTGGTTAGAGGAGAGATAGTTGATGATCAGTCGGCTTAAAATCTCTCCTCGCCATATAATTATGAAAGGGATAATTATGAAAGATAAAACTAAAATCGAAATATCGAAAGACTACGACAAGTTCAAGTTCGTAAATGGTAACAGACCTGTTGATGATAGACATGTTAACAAGTTGGTTGCATCTATGAAACAACACTATGTACCAACACCTATTATTGTTAATTCAAAGAATCAAATAGTTGATGGTCAACACAGATATTTAGCCTGTAAGCAGTTAGGTTTGGATATCTATTTCTATAGGAATGATATCAAGTTAGATGGTTTGCGTACTATCAACCAGAATACTAAGAACTGGACACTTGATGATTTCATGAACTCATATGTAAAACTTGAAGAAGATAAAAGTCAAGTTGGACCATACACAATCTT